ACTTAACCTTTTTTTACATCAATAATGGCTTCATTTAATGTCAGCATACTTTTTGAAACACCACCGGATTTTAAAATGACAATTATCACATTGCTTGATGTTGAGACGAAGAAGAAGGTGATAGTTCGGTCCGTAATAGACCCAATAGCAAGAATAGACAAAAAAGGGAATATACAAATTATTCAAATTCATAAATGGCTATATGATGAATCTGGAGATTTCGTTGATGAAGACTTATATGAGGCACTCAACAATGGAGAAGTTGGAATATACATAACTTTGCAGTATATGATCATTAATATTGAAAATTAATTATTTTTTATTTTTAGTCAGTTTGAGTTCTTAGTCTCTAGAGCCTAATGGTTACTACACATAAGACCTTATTAAGTATTACCTATTGATGGGCACATATTCTTTATAACTCTTGATAAGTAAAAAAATTATGTAGGCTAAAAATAAAACTATTTAAAAAAGAAATCTTTATCTATTTAAATATGAATATTTGATATTTTTAATTCAATCCCTATTGCTAGTGCTTAAATATTATGCCAATATGAAGTTAGAGATATTTCCGAATAGATATTTCCTATTTCAGGTCTAAGCGTTTTTTTTCGCTAAGCCCATTTCTGAATAAAAATAGGAAGTGGGCTTTTTTATTTTTAAATATTTCAGTATTATCAGTGTGTTGCTTTAAGTAACACTAAACCTTATTGATCAGCGCAAATATCAAAAAAAGGGGGAGCTTGCCTACTAGGCAAGCTTTTTAAATTGATGATTTAAACACAATAATCCATTTTAAAGCTCAATAGAAAGATCAAACTTCCATAGCTTTTATTTGTACTAATTTATTGAATATAATCGTTTTTATAATTTTTAAAATTTTCTTAAACTAAAAATGGAAAATTTCTTGTTGCAACATTGTTATAATAGGACTACCTTAAGAAAAATACTTTATAAAAATGAGGAGCTGCTGAAATGACACAGTATCTCATGTTTGCGGAAAATATTTATAACAAAATTAAAGATGAGGAATTGTTTTCACATGACTGTATTGAAAATATGAACTTACTTATGACATGTATACGCAGAGAAATTAAGGGAACAGAATTTAAATTAAAATATAATTTTATTGATTTTGTTGAATTGTTTAGTAAACAATTAGATGAATGTAAAGTAAAAATAGATGTGAGTTTGATTCCTCCTCATAATTCAGAAGGTGAGTATATTTTATGGTTAGCTGGATTTATCGAAAAAATTACAGAAGGTGGACCTAAACCACCTCCGCCTATAAAGAAATTTATTCCAGAGTATATGAGCTTCAAATCTGAATTAGATTTTTTACCCTTAAATGAGGAAAAAATTCAAAACGAAGGTAAAGAAATTACGGATTACTTTAATTCAAAGCTTTATAAGGCAACTTTTAAGAAGTAATACTATATTGCCTGTGAGTTTAGCCACCGCCTTAGGGCGGTTTTTTTATGGGTGAGAATAATGGATTCTACAGAATACTTTTGGCTTACTCGGAAAAAGAACCTAAAACCAAGCCTAAATCCAGACCGCTACCTAAAGCGAAGCAAAAATATCTCGAGGCTGAGGCAACACTTAAGGAAGAACTTGAGGATTTGGCGATTGGTTTTGAAAGTAAGTTTCAGCCGATCCATACCAAACACTGGCGCTTTGATTTTCATATTGTGAAATTGCGTTTGCTCATTGAAATTGAGGGTGGGCCCTGGTCTGGTGGACGTGGTGGAAAGCTGGCAAATAAAGCATGGAGTCTTGATCGATATGATCAAGCTGAAGAGATGGGTTATAAAATAGAGCGCTTTCATCCAGATTCTATTTTGTCGGGATATGTCATCAACTGGATAAAAAGTGAATTAGCGAGAATTGAAGATGGAGCAAATAAGACCATTTCCACCGACTGATTTTATTGATCAAGCAGATGAAGAAGAAGCAATTAGACTAACACCAGCACCAGATCTAAAAAAATGGGTTGTTGCTAATTACTTAACTATTGGTGGACCTCTTTATAACCCCGATCATGATCACATAGGTGAACTGCTTCACGATAATGAAGAATTTTTAGCATTCGCGTGGGCCTCTTCTGCATATAAAAGCAAGCAAGCTATGGTGTTGGGCCAGTGCGAAAAAGTCATGTTCAATGTCGGTGGCTGGCGTAAAGCTCGACAAGAGCAACAGATGCGAGACTGGTTTGGTTTTGTACCTACATATTTAATAACGGTCGATGCATCTTTCTGTGAGCGTGCAAACGATACAGAGTTCTGTTACTTGCTTGAACATGAGCTTTATCACATTGGTGTGATGAAGGACGAAGACGGCGAAATCATTTATAGCGATAGTACGGGGCTGCCTAAGCATTACTTAGCTGGTCATGATGTAGAAGAATTTGTTGGCGTGGTTAAACGGTGGGGACCAAGTAAGAATGTTAAGCGACTTATTGAAGTCGCAAAAAATCCGCCGTTTGTTTCGAATCTTGATATTTCAAAATGCTGCGGAAACTGCGTAATCAACTGAGCCGAATGGCTCTTTTTTTTGCCTTCTTTGCTAGACGTAGCTAGACAAAGGTGGGGGTATGGCTGCACTTAAAGAACAGGTAAAAATATTTATTGTTCAAGCGCTTGCCTGCATGGATACCCCTCAACAGGTAGCTAATGCTGTCAAGCAAGAATTTAACATTGAGATTGATCGAAAACAGGTACAACTTTATGACCCGACAAAAGCGGCAGGAAAGAATTTAAGTAAGAAATATAAAGACCTTTTTCATAAAACCCGAGAGGACTTTAAAAAGAATGTTTATGACATCCCTTTAGCTAATAAAGCCTATCGGCTTAAAGAACTTCAGAAGATTTATGAAGACTGGAAGAACAACAGGCTTATGAAGCAAGGGGTTATTAAACAGGTTCGGGAAGAAATGCAGGGTTATGACCTGATGTTATTAAATCTTGAGTTAAAGCAACTTGAGATTGAAAAGTTAAGAGAGGGTGAAGGTGATGAAGATCCAACACCAGTCAAGGTAACTATTCAAGTTGTGGATGCGAGTAAAAAAGATGCCGAACATCAATCCGACACTGAATGTACCTCAGGCTAATTTTTTGCAGATGGAAAAGAAGTTCCGCGCATTTGTCGCTGGCTTTGGATCGGGAAAGACTTGGGTTGGATGCTCCAGTTTATGCAACAAAGCTTGGGAATTCCCTAAAGTACCTTTGGGTTATTTTGCTCCAACTTACCCGCAGATTCGCGACATTTTCTTTCCAACTATTGAAGAGGTTGCTTTCGATTGGGGGCTTAAAACTAAGGTTTATGAAACCAATAAAGAGGTGGATATCTATTATGGTCGGCAATATCGAACGACAATCATTTGCCGGTCTATGGAGAAACCAGCAACAATTGTAGGTTTTAAAATTGGCCACGCCTTGATTGATGAACTTGATGTTATGGCCAAGGTCAAAGCTCAACAGGCTTGGCGTAAGATCATCGCACGTATGCGTTATAAGCAAGCTGGTTTGCTCAACGGTATTGATGTGGCCACTACACCTGAAGGTTTTAAGTTTACATACGAGCAATTTGTTAAAGAGGCAAATAAATCAGAGGCTAAGCGTAAGCTATATGGAATGATTCAAGCTTCAACTTATGACAATGAAGCTAATCTTCCAGATGACTACATATCATCACTTTATGAGTCTTATCCGCCGCAATTAATTTCAGCTTATTTAAGAGGGCAGTTTGTCAATTTAACCAGCGGTGCTGTTTACCCCGACTTCGATCGAGTTCTAAACCACACGGATGAAGAAATTAAGAAAGGTGAGCCTTTACTCATTGGTATGGATTTTAACGTGCTTAAAATGGCTGCTGTGGTTTATGTCATTCGAGAAGGGAAGCCAAGAGCTTTAGATGAACTGGTTGGCGTGAGAGATACACCGACGATGTGTCAATTGATTAATGAGCGCTTTCCAGATCACGATATTACCGTGATTCCAGATGCTTCAGGTCAGGCAACATCTTCAAAGAACTTCAGTGAATCAGATCATGCAATCTTAAAGAAAAATGGATTCAAAGTTGAAGTGAATGGTGTGAATCCCGGAATTAAAGATCGTATTACTGCTGTTAATGCACAAATCCTAAATGCTGAGGGTGAACGACACTTAAAAGTGAACACAAATAAGTGCCCTAACTTTACGGCTACTTTAGAACAGCAAGTCTATGATGATTTTGGAATGCCAGATAAAAGCGCTGGTTTGGACCACGTTGGCGATGCTGGTGGATATCCAATAGCCAAGAGATTCCCGATCATCATTCAGAAAGTATTTAAACGGCGCACAATCGCTGGTTTTTCCCGTTAAACAACGCACCTTTTCAGGTGCTTTTTTATTGGTGTTTTTATGGCAGTTACTGATAAACATCCGCAGTATATTGCTGCACAAAAAAGCTGGTTGATTATGCGTGACGCCGTTGCTGGTGAAGAGCAGATCAAACAGGCACAAACAAAGTACCTAGCTAAATCGGCCGGAATGATTGAGGCTGAAAAGCAAGGTGATACGACTGGAGAGATTTATAAGGCCTATCTAAGTCGAGCTCAGTATCCGCTATGGGTTCAGGACGCATTACGCACAATGATCGGGTTAGTTTCAAAGCTTGAGCCGAATATTGTGATTGAAAGTTCTCTACTTAAAGGATTGATAGAGAATGCAACAAATGACGGTTTTGGGCTTAAACAGCTCTTTATTCGCATTTGTTCAGAGTTGCTAGAGTTTGGGCGCTGTGGGCTGCTTGTCGATGTTGATGCTAACGGAGTGCCATATTTCGCCTTATATGATGCGTTATCTATTATCAACTGGAAGGAAAACAGTATCGGTGGTCGTAAAGATCTAAAACTGTTAGTGCTCGAGGAGCAATTTGATAATAGTGAAGATGAATTCGGGCACGAAACTAAAACGGTTCACCGCGTTCTATCTATGGATGATGGAGCATTAGCGGTCCGATTGTTCGATGGTTCAAATGTGGAGGATAAAACTCCCGATCTCGGCGGTAATCAACTTTCTTTCACACCATTTGTTTTCTGCGGTGCCACTAGTAATTCTCCGGATGTAGGTACCATACCGCTTTTGACAATGGCCAAGGCTGCTCTGAAGTATTACCAACTTAGTGCAGATTATTACCAGTCACTTCACCATACAGCTCATCCGCAGCCTTGGATTAATGGACTTGAGGGTGATGAAGATATTAGCGTTACTGGTGTTATGGCTGTCTGGAGTCTTCCTCCAAATTCACAATGTGGTTATTTAGAAATTTCAGGTAACGGCATTGAACTCACTAAAAAGGAAATGGATGCGCAAAAAAATTCAGCATTAGAAGCTGGGGCTAAAGTAGTTGATACCAATACACAGGAATCAGGTGAAGCGCGCCGTGCACGGCAAGACGATCAGCAAGCAAGTCTTCACAGTATCGTGATGTGTGCAGCTGCAGCAATTGAACAAGCCATTAAATATGCAGCGCAGTGGTTAAAGCTGGATTCGACAAAATATTCATTTACAGTTGAACCTGAGTTTATTGTGCAGGTCACGGATATTAATCTTGCAAAACAGCTTTATGAGGGTGCTATTTCAGGGAAAAACTCTTTCCGCACATATTGGGAATACCTGATGACAGGTAAATTACCAGCTCACGACTATCAGGAAGAAGTGAAGCGGGTTGAAGGTGAACGGGACAGTATGCCGTTGTAGAGGTGACGTATGGCTTCAAAAGAAGATAAATCATTGATTGAAGTACTTACCCAACATCAGGCGTACTTATATCGGGTGTCTTCTCAATCTGTTAATGAGCTACTAAAAATCTTTAATGATGAGTCAATATTAATGTTGGCAAAGCTTCGGGATTTGCTTGATGAATTAAATGATTCTGAAAAGATGGCTCTAGCAAGTGGACAGTACACAACGTCAAATCTGAAGGAAGTTCGTGATCTGATTGCTCAGTGGTTTACTGCAATAAACACTGCATTACCTGAAGCTTTCGCTGTTTCTGCTACTGCCTTGGCTGTTTATGAAGCCAATTACATGGCGAAGCTATATGGCGGCAAGATCAAAAAACCAAATGGTGGAAAGCTATATGCAGCAGCTAAAAAAATACCATTGGTAGGTGGGGCTCTTGTTGATGATCTGCTATCAAGAATTGCTGAAAATGCCCGCCAAAAGGTTGAGTATGCAATTCGGGATGGCATTAACTCAGGTAAAACAAATCAGGAAATAGTTCAGCGTATTCGCGGCACCAAGCGCCTTAATTATGAGGATGGGCTTTTAAGTAGCTCTAAGACGGATATTGAACGTACCGTAAGAACAGTTCGTAGTCATGTTGCTAATCAAACGTATTTAGATACTTTCAAACAGTTAGGTTTTGAGTATGTTCGTTTTATTAGTGTATTGGATGGAAGAACATCTAAGCTTTGTGCTCATTTAGACGGTACTGTCTGGAGGATTGATGATCCGGCAAAACGTGTACCGCCGTTGCATCCTAATTGTCGCAGCGAACTAGTACCAGTTAAAAAAGATGGTCAACTTATCGGTGAACGGCCATTTGTAATGGACGAACGTAGAGTTAAAGACATCCCCAAAGAAGAGCGAAGCCAGTTAATAGGACAGTTAGATGCAAACACCACATTCAAAGAGTTCTTTAAGAAAACAGATGATTTCTTTCAAAGGGAGTGGCTAGGGCCAAAGCGCTTTAAGCTCTATAAAGATGGGAAATTTGATTTTGATAAGTTCTTTGATCCTGAAGGCCGTTTCTATAGCTTAGATGATTTGAGAAAGTTGGATGAAAAAGCTTTTAAAAAGTTGGGTCTGTAATTTTTCTTATGTTATATTTTTTAAAACATCAGAATTTATACAATATGAAAACAATAGCTTTTGTATGTCTAACCCTAATTTCCATCACTTGTTTAGCTGAACCAAGTCAAAAATATCTTAAAGAATATGATCGATTGTCTGAAGCTTTGGAGTCAGCAATGGCAAATGCATATTCTTTTGATCCTGCAACTGGTCAAGTAAAACAGGCTACTCAAGGTTTAGAAGCTAAAAATAATTTATGTAGAGCTGCCCAGGCGAAACTAAACCTCACCACGTTTTTAAAAGACAATTTAGAGGAATCTAAAGAGCTTTATAAATCTATTGATGGTGCAGAGACTCTAGATAAAAATTATCTTAGTGGACAACAGCAGGAACAACAAACTCTCGTTTCAAATTTGAAAAAAGACCTTGTTGGAACAGGGTTTAAATGTGAGTAATTATTGCCGATTACAGGTAATTCTAAACTCACTTAAGACACAATTTTCACCTATATAAGCGCCCAAATGGCGCTTTTGTCATTTATGGAGTTTGGCTTATGAGTGAATCAAAAGTTAGACATTTGGTACTTAAAAGAGTTTCAGATAAATCTTCTCATCTTGCTCTTTGTGACGAGGAAACAGGTATTCCATTAGCTGGATTAACCGCTGTAAAAATGAATTGTAGTGTTTTTGAGGGTCCAGCGACTATCACAGCAACATTTGATGTAGGCGGTCCTCAAGGAATCCGCTTGGTTGGTGACGAACCTAGACAAAGGGTTTGGGGTGCAAAGGAAACGTAGCTAAAGGTACTGCAAATGTCTGAAAAGCAAATCAATATGTCAGATGCTCAATATATTTTGAGCACAAAATTAATTCTGGTGCCTTTTCTTCAAATTAAGATTTCAAGAGCCATGGCAATTTATGGTTTTACTTTTGCAAGATTAAAAGCAATCGCACTCATCAATTAGAACTTAATTTTTAACCTTAGCACCTTCGGGTGCTTTTTTTGTGAGAAGAAAATGATCAAAGAAGTAACAGAGCAAGAGTTAGCTGAAAAGTCTGTGGCACCCCGAGTAACTAAAGCGCAAATTGATGCATTGATGGAGCGTGTTACATATACGGTTGAGCAACGTCCCGGAGGCACGACATCTACTTTTGTACATGCATTTTTAGATGAAAAGTTTTTTCTAGCAACGGGTTTTAGTGCATGTGTGAATGCTGAAAACTTTGATGCTGAAATTGGTGAGCGTATGGCTCGTGGAAATGCAGAAAAGTCAGCCGAAAATAAACTTTGGGAGCTAGAAGGCTACCGTTTATTTGCAACAAATTTCTAAGTTTTTAATCGAAATCTAGCGTCCTTAGGGGCGCTTTTTTAATGCCTTGAGATAAGGCTTTACCCCAATCAAACGAGAGGTTTGAACATGTCATTGCCATTTATTGTTGATTCACTTGATGCAATCAAAGAAGAACACCGAGCTTTATATGTCGAGGAAAACGGGAAGTTTCGCCTTGATTTAGAAGGCTATGAAGATCCAAAAGGTTTGAAATCTGCACTTCAAAGCGAGCGTGAGGCTGCAAGAACTGCAAATCGACAACTTCAGGAACTTCAAAAACAATTTGAGGGTATTGATCCTGAAATTGTTAAGAAAGTCTTTGCTCAACTTGACCAAGATGAAGAGGCTAAATTAATCGCAGACGGCAAGGTTAACGAAGTGATTCAGAAGCGTACCGAGAAGATGCGTGAAGAACATGAAAAGTTACTGAAGGCTGAAAAAGAACGTGCTGATAAAGCCGAAGCTTATGCACAAAAGTTCAAGCAATCAGTGATTCAGAGCCAAATTGTACAGGCTGCTATTGAACTTGAAGCATTGCCAGAAGCGACTCCTGATATCGCCTTTTTAGCTCAGTCAAAATTTGCATTAGATGAAAACGGTAAAGCTGTGGCAGTTGATGAAAATGGCGAAGTGGTGATTGGTAAAGACGGTCAGACGCCTATGACTCCAAAAGAATGGGTTGAATCTCTACGCGAGCAAAAACCGTATTACTGGCCTAAGCCTAATGGCATGGGCGCACCTGGTAGCAACAATTCAAAAGGTCAGCCAGACATTCTCAAAGCAGATGGCTCGGTAAATATGACCAAATTGGCGCAATTACGAAATGAAAACCCGCAACTAGCTAAAGAGCTAGCGGCAAAACACGGTATTAAACTTTAAGGAGTAAAGCCTAATGGCTGAGACAAAAATTGCTGATGTAATCGTACCTGAGTTATTTACTCCGTACGTATTAAATAAGACTGCCGAGAAGTCTGCTTTATGGCAGTCAGGCATTGTTGGGGAGCTTGATGAAAAAGTTGCTTTTGGTACAGAAGGCGGTACCACAGTAAATATTCCTTTCTGGAATGATTTAAGCGGTGAGTCTGAAGTACTTTCAGATTCAAAACCTTTATCTGTAAATAACATCACTTCAGGCAAGGACATTGCGATTCTTCATGCACGTGGTAAAGCATGGGGCGCTAATGATTTGGCTAAAGCATTATCTGGTGACGATCCACTTGGTGCGGTTGGTGATCTGGTCGCAGATTACTGGTCGCGTGAATTTCAGGGGTTTACCGTAAATACACTTAAAGGTGTATTTGGGTCTGCAAGCATGGCAGGTAATACCCATGATATTTCGGCTGGAACTGGAGCTGCAGCTGTAATTGATGGCGTATCTTTTGTTGATGCTTCTTATAAGTTGGGTGATGCCGTAGATAAATTAACGGCTATTGCAATGCACTCGGCAACCATGGCGGCTTTAGCTAAGCAAGGCTTAATCGAAACTGTTCGAGATGCTGATGGTGTGGTTCTCTACAAAACCTTTATGGACCGTCGTGTGATTGTTGATGATGGTATGCCCGTTGAAGGTGATGTCTTTACCTCATTCTTGTTTGGCCAAGGTGCGATTGGTTTCCAAGATATTGGCGCACCAGTTGGTGTAGAGACTGATCGCGACAGTCTAGCAGGTACAGATATTCTTATTAACCGTCGTCACTTTGTATTGCATCCTCGTGGCATTAAATGGGCAGGTGCAACGGGTATCGCACCTAATAATGCCGGTCTTGCTACGTCTGATAACTGGGAACGTGTCTACGATCCTAAACAGATCCGTATTGTGGCATTCAAGCACAAGATCAAATAACAAAAAGGCGGGTAACACCGCCTTATCTTTTTGGAGATCCACATATGGGACTTTCATCATTTAACCGTGCACGGGAAAGACAACAAATGACAGAAACAAAAATTGCTGAGCTTGAAGAACAACTGGCAACTTTGAAAGGTGAATTCATTGCTTTCCAAAATGATCCTGAAGCAATGAAAGCACGTATTGCTGAACTTGAATCAGGTGAAGGTGGTCAAACACCTGAAGATGACCAAAAACCAAGTGATACTCAACCACAACCAATTAACTATGCTGGTTTAAAAGTTGATGAGTTGCGTGCGGTCTTGACTGAAAAAGGCATTGCATTTGAAGCAGGTGCTAAAAAAGATGAACTTTTAGCATTAATTCCAAAGGAATAATTCATGAGCTTTATCACTGAACAAGAAGCGATAGAACATGTTGAAGGCTTTGATGCTTTATCTGCCAGTGATAAGGCTCAATACCTTCAGATGGCTGAAGCTTATCTATTAGCACGTAACGTTAAGCTTTATGAAGATGCTACCCAAGTACCTGAACCTTTAAAAACGGCCTCCTATCAAATCATCAAGGGCATTATGAAAGGTGATCTATATCAAGGGCAAGAACAGGCACTAAAACGTAAGAAAGTCAAAGCTGATACGGTTGAAACTGAAAAGGAATATCAGGACGGATCAGTAAAACTTAGTGCGATTGAGCAATTCATTCTTGATTTGATTAAGCCTTACAGCAAACGAAAAGCTGTATTTTTTGTCAGGAAAATCTAATGAGTTTACGTGACGAAATTCAGGCAGATATTGCTGAAGCATTTAATGATGATTTAGCGGATGCCGTTCATACCTTTACATGTGAGCGGATCTCAAAAACAAATTGGGATCCTAAGACTGAAACGTATGTTGAAGTTAAAGAAAACTATTCTGGCCGTGGTGTTCTTTTTGGCTCATACAGTCAATATGAAATACAAACGCTTGGAGTATTGGCCACGGATAAAAAGGCGACCGTGCTTCAAAATGAAGTAACTATGACTCCAAAAATTGATGATGAATGGTTAACAAGCTTAGGCTCATTCCGGGTAATTCATATTCAACAGGATCCAGCATCTACTATTTGGAAATGTCAGTTGAGGAAGGTTTAAATACTTGTTCTAATATCCTTCTAAACTAGGGGGATATTATGTTACTAAAAGGAAATAATGCTGAAAAAATTGCGACTACCTTAATATTTTTCATAATTTTGCTAGTAACTTATATATTAGTTAACTTAGCCTTTAGATCAATCACGCACACAACACTAGAAAATATGGTGAAAGATGGAATGAGCTTCTCAGCTACAGCTATAGCTCCCATCATAGCTATTTTGTTATTTAGTGATTGGCGGGTACAACATTTAGCTATCAAAATGGAGACCGCAGCTGAAAAAATTGTAAAAAATTTCTCTGTACACGACAAATTTCATAGGACCCTTGTCCTATCAGGCTTTTTCTTTCTTAAAATTGC